GTTAAAGCTAGGTCTGCTTTTGCTTTTTTAGTCTCAACAAAGCCTTTTACTGCGTTTCCCACCAAACTTGATAGGGGACCTACTAATAAATTAAACATTTTCACCTCCTTTTGGTGTATTTGCTCTTTGTAAAGCTACATCTGCACGTAAACCTGCTAAATCATAGTCTTTTTGTAGCTTCATAGCGTCAAAATCTTGTTTATAGTCAAATTGATTCTCTCTTAGACCTTGTTTTTCACCTTCAGACTGCGCTTTCATCTCTAAATCTTGCTGTCTAAGTGCTAATTCTTGTTGTTTAAGTAAAACAAGAGGATCCATGTTCTGATCTTGCATAGATTCAGCTTCTTCAAGCACCATTTGTTCTGTAATCTTAACAATCTCAGTATCTATAAGCATAGGTCTTTGAGATTGTAATTCCATAATTTTTTCTGGTGGTATTTGTTCTCCAAATTCTTGTCTTAATTTTTCTGCTTCACCAACTAAAGCTTGATCTACTGTCATGGTAGCTAAAAAAGAAACATGTTGATTAATGTGAGAAACTAAATTTACAACAGCCATAGGATTTGATTTTACTAGAACGGAAGATAAAAATAATCTATGTGCTTTAATATGAAGTTCGTGATTTTGTTGTGGAAAAGCTTTGAGTTGTTGACCCATTAGTACAACACTATGTTCAATAGCAGGATCTTGTGGCTCTGGACCTTTTGGTAAAGGTAAAACTTGTTCAACATCTTTGACACCTAAAGCAATATACATTCTTCTATAAGCTTCATACAGATTGTGCATTTGAGGTGCTGCTTGAGCAAGTTGTAATTGGTTTTGTGCTAAGGTCACACGTTGTGACATGGAGAAGATGTTTGGATCTGATACAGGTAAGATGTCTATACTGTCATCAAAGTCCTTCATCTTAATTTGTCTTGGGCCACCAGTCACGTTGTAAGGATAGACAGGAGGCAAGACTAATTTAAATATCTTAGCTAGTAATTTGAATTCTTTCTTTTGAGCGTAGTGCAATCTTTTATGAACAGCAGACATGACTTTTGTGCCGCGTTCCATTAGTGCCATTGTTGTTCCAACAGGAGTTTGTGAACTACCTATCTCTGACATTTGCATGTCAGCTACTGCAGCAAATTGTTTTCCTGCATCAACACAGAAACCTAAAAGTTGCATTAAGACTTGATCAGGTCCTTTGTATGGAAGAGGCATTAAAGCTTCTCTGATAATTCCGTTTGGTGCATCTACATCTCTAAACTCACCTGGTTGTAAAGGCTGATCGTCATCTCGTATTCTCAGTCCTCTAGATTTAAAACCAGCAGGTAAGTTAGATAGTGTTCCCGCATCTAGTAACTGTCTTAAAGCGGATGTTGCGGTTCTTGTCAAACCACCAATCATGTGAATTAAACCAAAGCCATAAAACCCTAGGCCCGGTAAGAATTTGTAATGTACAAAATACTCGTTTTTCTTTTTTAAAGGGTCACCTTCGTTGTAGTTTCTGTAAACAGATAAAACAGTATTAGAACTTTTATCCACAGTAACAACGTAAGGAAGTTTAATACCACTAGGTTCATTATCTTTTGGATTAATGTCTTCAAAGCCTTCTAAATCTAAATCTACATGCAGTTCATACAGCTCTGCCATATCATCCATAGCGTAAGTACCAGGACTCTCGCCATCAATTTGATTCATCTTTTCTTGTAGACCTGATTCCCCTGAACCGTCGTTGTTCATTAAAGGAATGTCTTTGTAGAAACCAGAAATTTGTTTTTTGCGAAGATCATTCATTGACATCTTCAACACTTGTGTAATTCTTTCACAATTGTCTAAGTCAGAACAACCATAAGGAACTATTACATCTTCAGCAGGAATAAATTTAGATGTTGCTCTTCCTTGAACTTCATCAAAATAAATCTTTTTAAAAGCACTACCGGATAGAGGTAATTGAAATAACAGCTGATCCATCTCAGGATTATAATCTTCCATGACATGAGTAATCTCATAGTTCATGTAATCTTTTACTCGTTCTGCTGATTGTTGAAGTTCAGGTGAATTAGCTCCTACCACTTGTGTGCGTACAGGGCCATCGCTTGGAAGTAATTCTACATAAGCCATCGCTTGAAACTGTGTTACAGCTTGTGCTAACATCGGGTGATTGACTGATGCTGCTCCTCTAAAGGGTCTTGTTTTTTCTTCGTACTTAAATCCTAAAAGATCTAAACCTTTTGTGTAGGACTGTTCCCAATCTTCTCGTGTAGATTTATCATTATCTACTTTTTCAATTAAATCATTTGCTAAACCTTGCAGATAAGATTCGTCTAGAATCTCTGCTAAGTTACTATTGAAAGTTGTGACAAGTTCTTCTTCTTCGTTAATTACGGCTGAGCCGTCTTCTATAATTTCTACATTTGGTTCAGATGAATCTTGAGTAAGATCTACTGTAGTACCAACATCTTCTGCTTGTAAGTCTTCGCCCCCGCCAGGGCCAACTGTTTTTGCATCACGTGCTAAATAGGGCACGTCTGCAGTGCTATCGAATTTTTCTGCCATTAATAATCACCATAAATATCTGTAATTGAAACTAACCTATCTTCAGGAATTATTCCACCTTCTTTTTTTCTAAACATAAACATTGGAGCTTTTTTTGTAGCTTCTTCTGCTCTTGGTAAAGTTAAGACCATCATATCCACTAAACTTGGATCATATTCCTCAAGAACTCTAATGACTGCCTCTTCTCCTGTAGGATCTACTAACTTATAGCCCTTAGATGTATCAGGATTATCACTTTTTAAAATAAATTCTGAGAATTGACCAGGTGCTATTTCTCGTCTTACCATTACTTTGCCATCACCATAGTTCGCTATTTCTTGCATCGCACGTGAATCAAAATACGCTGCATAACTTTCTGCATCTCTTATATCTAAACCATCTGTTTCTCCAAAAACATCTTTACCATCAACACCCTTATTAAAATACTTAACACCAAAAGTACCTTTACTGGTGTCTTGAATTTGTTCAACGTTTAATTCACCACCATACTTTTTTGCAATGTTTTTAAGTTGTTGAACACCTACCTTATCGTAGAGATTCTCAAATTTTTTCTTAGCATCACCTGTTTTATTCCAACGATTGTTAGCTCCCACTTCTGCTGGCATGATTGCAATTTTATTTATGTTTCTATTTTCTGCATCTTTGATTGTAGCTTTGAGTATGAGATCAACATAATCTGCTTGTTTATTAAAAGGAATAGGAGGAAAAGTAGTAACATCTTTTGTGCTCTCGTAGCTTGATTGGTTTTGAGCATATAATTGTAAGTTTTCAGTGTCTGATGACTGAGGAACCTTAACACCATCCGTTAGATCATCAAACTTACTCGTACGATTTAAATTTCTTAACTCTTCAAAAACAGCAAATTGTTTTTTTTGTAGGTCATCAATCTTCATTAAATATTCAGGGTCAGTTCTATTAATACCCGCTCTCATTAAATCTTGCATCTCTGATTGAAAATCCATCATTTGTTTTTCAAATGTTGGTATTAACTCTTTAGCTACTGTTAAAGGATACGGTTTGATTAAACCTGTCTCCGCAAGTTTTTCTATTTGAGGAAGAGTTTTTTGTATTGAATCAATATTTTGTTGTGCTTGATTCTTACTATAAATGTCATTAGTTTCAGTGGCTCTCTGTAATCTTTCTTGATTTGTTTGTAATTTATTTTTTTGATTAGATATTTCTGCAGCTAAACGTTCTTGTTCTTTACGTACGTTTGTTAAAAGATCTGTTTGCAGTTCCTGTATAACACTAACCCTGTCTCCGCCTGCATTTTTATAATCGGCAACACGAGAAAACACTAAAACGTTCGGGTCACTAAAATGAGAACTAGCAATGAAAGGTGTATCCTCTCCTGGTAATTTTCCTGCAGAGATAACAATCTCTCTATAATTAGTTCCTACATTATCTAAGGGAGCACTACCTGCATTTTCATGTTGTGGTCTACCCATAAACTCTTGATCAGCCATTCCATAAGGTGTTTCAGTAGGACTCGCTTTTACTTTAACTTGTATATTAGCAATAGGACTTTGTTCATAAAAATTTATTAGTTGTTCCTTTGTCATTCTTGAATTGGGGTAATATCTTTCAAAGTCTGCCATGTATTGAAATAAACCTGAGTCTTGTAACTCGGCAGAAGGAGAAGCATTGCCTCCCTGTAATTCATTTATCCAGTCTTGTGGTTTAGCTGCCTTAGTATTAGAGTTTTGAATTTTATCTACAGTAAATGATTTAAGTGGAAAGTCATAATCTTGAAGACCCTCGACTGTAGGTAAGTTTGCTTGATTAGTATTAATATCTCTAGCAGGAGGGGGCACGTCTGTTTTACTTGGTGTGTAAACACCTGGCATCTTGTCTTTAAAAAATTTAAATATTTTTGTTGGGTTAAAGGCAACTAGGTTTTCATCCTTTACTGCTTGTTGAAAAGCACTATCCCCATCTATAGCGGGGTCGGGTGTAAAGTTTTGTTGATTTATATTTTCAAGGGTACCGCCTATTGCTTTTCTCACTGGTCCACCTTTTTTCATTTTTAATTTGTCCATGATTTGCATTGGTATATCTTCATCAACAAATCCTGATACTAAATTAGTTGCACCGCCCTTAGGTTCAAATTTTTTAAACTTTGGATTTTTTCTACCGGCTATATCTTTAAAATAATTTTCAACGGATTCTATTATACTTGTTAAGCCGGGAGCGTTTTCTGTTCCTACTTTAATAAATTCATTTTCTAACTCAGGTTGTTTTATTTTACCATATGCAACAGTGCCGAGTTTTTTTGCACGATCATCTATTGAAGTTAGTATTTCCTTTTGAGCAGGTGTAATCTTGCCATCTTGTTGATTAATTGCAGATATTAATTCTTTAAAAGTATTTTCTATTTCTGCATGTGATCCTAGATTGGTTCTTGCAAAAGTTAATCTTGAAGATCCTTTCATACCTCCAACTCCTTCGAACTGTCCCTTCACAACTCTTAAAGGAAAATTGTGTGCAACATTTAATTTAAAATCTTTATAATCAAGATCTTTAAATTGTTTTGGAAATCTTTTTTTATAATCTTCAAACATTTCTTTAATGACTTTATCACCTTGTATTCTTTGTTTATCTAAAATTTTTATAGAATCTAAATCTTCTGCAAAATTTTTTTTCCAATCTACACCTTTCATAAAATCTATAAAATTTTCAGCAAATATTTTTTTATCAAC